GGTGCTTCAGTTAATAGATCATGGCTATTAGCTACGTCTGCAAACCACCAAAATGGAGGGTGATATCCTGCCTTAGCTATGCGATATGTTAAATCTACGTGCTCCCAAGCATTATAGAACTGTTCATCATGTAAGCCTACATTCTCTAAAACTGACCTATGAAAATATGTAAACATAGCTACCGTATGTTCGTAAAGGGCTACACGTATACCCTCTTTATATTCTATAATTAAACGCGGATTTGGTGCGGTATCTTGTTTTAGGAGGTGACGGGTATCTAGATCTATACGTATACTGGGGTCTTGCTTGCGATTAAATGGACTACCTGGTCCATAATTAAAATGTAGAATACCGGATTGCTTGGCTGCTGATATATAAATATCAAAAACATTAGGATCTTTAATAATCATATCATCTTCCATAAGAAAGATATGTTCACATCCTAATTTTAGTAGAGCCTCCAAAGCATCATTCTTACTAATACCCACTCCTTTATTGGCAGGATGTTCTATAAGGGTTACATTAGACATTTTAATGCCTAATTTTGCTAGAGTTGGAAGAGGATCACCGTCGTTAATTACCACAATATTATCAATTTTGCCGTGAGGTAAAGATTTGAAACACTTTTCAAAAAAATCTAACCGGTTACAAGTAATAATACCTAAGCCAATTTTTGCGGGCATATCAATTATATTAACGTAAATAATAGAAATGGCAACGAATAACGTAAACATAATTAATATTACCAATCTCCCACAAACTCAGGATATTGTAGATGGCAATTTTCTTGTAGTGCAGAACGATCTAGGCACCCAAATTATAGATTGGGCCAATGTTTATGTTCTAAAATTAGACACGACAGGTAGTGGGTCTATAATCGGAACATTATCAGCTGCTGCTATTGAAGTAAGTAACTGCCATGCTGATAGTCTATCTGCTGAGTATATAGTCACTAATGGTTTGGTGGGTCAGACTTATACGGAGACTTATGCCAATAGCTTTACGTTCACTAATGGTGTTGCCACGTCAGCTTATTATGTGTTTGGCAGTCCAGAGTATACGGATTTATTGACTAATATTATACCAGCTGCTACATCATATTCAGCAGGTCTAGCACAAGCCGTTTATGAATATTATGTGGCATCTAATGCTAATACAATAGTTGCCGGCACCTCTACGGTTGGAATAACATTTCCAGCATTACCTACAGAATTAGCTTATAGTGATTTCGTATCAGCAGATTGCAATGCTGTCTACACTGGCAGTGTTACTTTATCTGGTAGACCATTTGTAACTGGCTTTTATGATAATACAGGCGGTTTAGGTGCTGTGTTAAATATTGGGCAAATAGCTACAACAAATCTACCGGTTAATGACTTCTCTATAAAGGTAAGCAAACATTATACTGTAAGTTAACACTATACAGTATAAAATAATAAAGCTTTACAAAGTTTTTTAAAAGAAGGCTTAGGGTCTAACCCCTTAGAAATTAAACGGGCGTGTTCTTTTTTGAAAGCATTGATAAAGTCTTTGCTTAATTCAAAATTGCGTGGATAGAATTCACGCTTAATATATTTTATACTTTTGAATCCATTAACATCTTCTGTTAATAATTTTACACAATCATCAAACTTCACACTATTATTTAATCTGTCTATACCCCTTCTCTGTGGGTCTAAAAAGATCTTTGGGTGTCAATTTATCACCCAACTTAGCACCAATAATCTTATTTTTATCAGATTTTAGCTTATTTTCACTTTCCAATGCTAAGCCTTGTTCTCTTAGTAAAGATTCCATCATGTCTATATTTTCTGGAGATAAAACACTAGTTGATGTATCTACAATATCTCCACTAGTATTAACATATAATTTAGCCATTTGTATGCGTTCTATGCGATTTCCGAATATCTCTATAATGGGTGGTGCATCATCTTTAACAAAGAACGGACTAGCGCCTTTTTGTTGCTGATATGTTATACCTTTAAAAATATTATCAATCTCAGAAATAAATTCAGGGTCTAAATCACGAGCATCTCGTGGTTGTAAAGGTACTGGTGCTACATGAGTAATGGGTGTAAAGAATATAATATCTAAAGCTCTTAAGCTTTCTTTTACCTTTTCAATAGATTCTAATATAAAATCCTTGTCTATATCTGAATTTTTTTTATCATGAGCCCATAAAGAATACACTAGATTATCTAATGGGCATCGATCAAATAACACATGATCTTCTTTGTTTGTTTGTTTAATATCATCTATTAGACAATCTAAAATAATTCCCTGACTGTGTTTATTACTAGTTTTATTAACACTAAGGTTGTGTTCTTTTATAGCTTTGCGATAAGATTCATTAGAGCGCCTATACATAGGCCACTCTTTAATCATATCATCTATAAACGTGCTTTTGCCTTGATTGGCAGATCCAATAACAGCGATTCTCATTGTATTAATTAGGTTATATATTTAAAATTTCAAACGCGAAGAGCCTTATCCCAAATAAGTAGTTGCAGGCGGGCACTAAACATAAACCCATGCTCCTTGCAAAGTTCTGCTACTACAACTGCCACATCATTTTGTTCTTGACGGGATCCACAGCATGGCATAAGCCATGTATTAATCCTTGGTACTTGTATGCTAGGTTCTTTAATATACTTTGTATTAATTTCATCTACATCTTCTGGTGTCTTAACAACAAATTTAAAACAAGAACCCAATTCAACATGCCGGCGCAAAACCTCAGGAATATATCTCTTTTCTTCTGGATCTCCATTATTAGATAATTTAGGAGATACTGTAAATGTTGCTCCATAAAGCTCTGACCAGTCTTTGTCTGGCATAAGAGTACCGTTTGTTTCAAAATCAATTATAGGCCTGAATTCATACTTCTTTACAAAGGTTTGCATGAATTCCAGCAACTTCTTTTGTTGGATAAGCGGTTCTCCTCCTGTAATCTTTAAGATAGCTCCTTTAAACAGCTTATCAATATACCCCTTTTCTTCTAGGAGTTGAAAAATTCTTTCAAATTCCAATTTGTTTTTAATAGACCAACTTACAAAACTATCACAACCAAAAGGAGATGCTGCACTTTTAAATCCTTGACAGGTGAGGTTGCACATGGAAAGCCTCATAAAAACAGAGGGTGCACCAGCATATCTACCTTCCCCTTCTATGGTATAGAAAACATAATCATCTGATAAAAATAATTCACTCATAGAAGTATTATAGATATGAAAGTTTGAAAATCAATCAAATTAATCCCTTAGATTCCATTTCTGCTAACTCTTTCATGGCTTCTTCCGGTGATAATGTAATATTATTACTGGGTAGATGATTCTTAAATGTTGGGGTTGGTTTATTTTCTACAGAAAATTGGGCCAATTTAGATAAAACCGATTGCTCTAACGCATCTATAGTCGGATCTTTAGTCCTAACTATGGATGCGTTTATTTTACTGTTATTTATTTGCTCTAGTTCTAGTGCCTTGGTCCAAGCAAATAATTGAATATCATTCATTACACTCCCCAGCTAGTGCCTTTAAATGGATTAGACCAACTATTGACAGTAACCGTATTACCTACGGATGCAGCATGACTTGTTTTTGGTGATTCATCAGCAACTGAACCTACATGAGCAGCGCGAGGATTGTGAGTCGAAGCTGATGGTGTTGTTATGGGGCTTGTGGGTGCTTCTTCAGTAATTAAAGTTGCATCATTATCTATAACGACTTCATTTGAGCACGTCTCACAAGTATATACTAATTGATGAACGTTGGGTATTCTAACAGATGCTGAGGTAGCATCTGATTCCTCAAGTTGAACGGACCGATCACAGACCTTACAGGCTATAGTCTTATCAACCCACCACAGAGCCGCTTTTTTGTTACCAGTGTTTAATATCTTCATAATATATTATTTTATGAAAGATTGAGCCAAAATCAACTGCTATTTGACTTGCTTAAATTGAAAAGCCTCTGCTAAAACGCGATTAATTGCTTGTTCAAAACTCTCCGTAACCTTCTTTTTGCGAGCTTTGCTTAAAGCAATTGCTATAGCTTGTTTTGAGGCTTTGGATTTATTTTGAGGCTTAGACGAACCAATTTTACCTTTCTTTTTATAGGTTTTCATTAGCTCTGCTATATTGGTACCTATATTTTGTTTTCCAGATTTAAGTGGCATATGATTATATTTAACGCCTTACCTTTATTACGTATACAGATTCTATTGCAGCTACTTTATTAAATGCCTTAGAACCTTTTTTGATATAGTTTATAACAGAACCAGAAACTATTTCATCAGAAATAATACCTCTCCCTGTAATAATTTCACCACGCTTATACCAGTGAACCTCTGGTATAGATGGATCAATTTCAATATATTCCTTTGCAGGTCGATTTTTGTAATCTAAAATATATTGACTACTCTCAGCATCAAATTCTAATTTGGGCTGATGTCCAGATTCTTTTTCATTCTTAATATATTTGCCTTCGGGTGTAATATTACTTACCATTATTTGTTTAATGGCGTAAAATGGTAATGAACCTTCATCAATCGTTGCCACAAAAGCTAGGCGAGGCTTTGTCGTGTCTAGGGGCTCAGCTATAATAGTATATGCTGCATTTTTTTCATCTAATTTAGATACATTTACAACCACACCCTTATATTCTCCATTATACATAGTAATAATAGAAAAATTAGATCCCTTACGCGGCCATCCATTAGGCATGCTCAATGTTAAATAATATTTTTTTAATTGGGCCTCCTTTTCAGCACTTATAGCCTTTTTAAAGGCTTTACCGCCTTCATAAGCTCCCTTTAACACATCATACCCATCAGAACCAGCTAACCTAGCACCTAATCCTTTTGGGTTGAGTAAAATTTCTTTACCTAAACCTTTAACACCTCTTCCAATTACATTAGCTGCAGCCTTTACTGTGCTTAGTTTTGGTGGTTGTACAGAATTAACAGGTGGTGGGAGCGGGGCTGCTGGTGGAGTAGTGGCTTCTACAGCAATTACCAAATCTTTAAAATTTACTATTTTATTCATGGGATTTTACAAATTCTCTATATAAATTTATGATTTCAGCATCCGAGCTACCCCGTTGTTTTAATAATGCCTCTACATCTTCATAGCGGGCAGCATTTTTAATATTAGTAAAATAAGATTCAGAATCTAATATTTGTAAATGTTTAAATATAAAATATTTAAAATGATCTAAAGGTGACGGTGAGGTCAAAGCATCACAGGGTATATCTACAATAGGTGACCCAGTTTTAATAACCATTAACTTTACAAATTGATTATTTTCTTCTAGAATATACCCCTCATAGCTATCCACGTATCGGAATTGCTCAAAGGAAGCATGGCGGGGGTCTACCTTAATCCTTACTCTTTTAAGGTGTTTGCCTACATTTTCAAAAAATACGTGATTAAAACGCATATTAGTAATATTATTTATGTTGAAAAGTTTCTTAAACACCTTATAATAAACCTATGACTGATAATAAACCTCTATCCAATAACATAGATGAGCCAGTAGCTGAAGAGATTTTCAGTGAAGCTAATAGAATTATGTTTAATAATTTAACAAAATTACCTCACGCTAACGGCAATTTGCCTAGAACCGAAGACGAAAGAAAGGCAATTATTGTTCGGGCAGCAAAGGCTTATGAGGCTTATCTGGATGCTTTATGTTTTGATTGGCGCATTGATCCTAATAGTGCCAACACACCCATGCGAGTAGCTAAAGCTTTCGTAAATGAAATAGCTTCTGGGTGCTATTCAGAACCGCCACGAATCACGGCATTTGAAAATGTAGACAAGTATACTGGAATGGTATTTCAAGGCGGTATTCCAGTTAAGAGTCTTTGTTCTCACCATCATTTACCATTTGTTGGTAAAGCGCATGTAGCTTATATTCCAAGTCCGGACGGCAAAGTTATTGGATTGAGCAAATTAAATCGCATTGTAGAGTTCTATGCTCGTCGACCTCAAATTCAGGAAGGTCTTACATCCCAAATACATAAGGCTATCAACAATACCTGTGAGGGAAATATTGGTGTTGCTGTAATGATTAGTGCTACCCATACCTGTGCTTGCTTGAGAGGCGTTAATCATGATGGAGCTTGCATGAAGACTAGTGACCTGAGTGGAGCATTCCTAGAGAAAGCACCTGTTAGAGAGGAGTTTTATAGTTTTGTGAGAGATATGGCTAACAGCCGATATATTGGATAATGTCGTAACTAATAGCCGATATATCAGATAATAGTACAAATATTAATATTTGTACTATTTTTTTGTTTTTAAAAGGGCATTTGAAGCCTGTTCTACTACCAACGGATTAAAAGACTTCCAATTACCTAGGTGGCCTATATCTAGGTGGCATTTAGTTTGTTCTTCACAAAGAGTAATTAAATTACTAGGGTCTAATTCCAGAGCCGGGAATAAGTGAAATGGCTGTTTATGATGAACCTGAAGTTTTGAAATTCCACCACAGGCCGCACAGCTAGGATTTGTTTTTAAAAACAAAGATCTGGTTGCTTCCCAATGGGATGATCTTAATTTTAAAGGCTTGCCTTGACTAAGATCTTTTATAGCTGATTTAATGACATTAAACATATTAAGATTCTAGGTTTCTACGAATTTCACCAAAACGGGATTTACTGATAGCAGCATGTACTAATTTTTGACCTTCTAGTTTTGATATTTCTTTTTGTAAATTATCTATCCTATCATTATACACCTTCCATCCCTCACCTTTATACTCCATAGCATAGTCTCGCTCTGCCTCCGTATTAACTATATCCTTCCTTAATGATTCTATTTCTTTGTCAATACGATCATTGTGGGCGTTTATAATTCTTTCCTGAGACTCACTATGGATCTCGCTTACTACTTCAGCTTTATTGACATCTATAATTGCATCTAATTTTTTAATAAATGGTACACCTAATAGAATTTTTTCATCATTTTGAGACCTATCAGCCACGCTAAAGGGTTCGTTTTCAAAAAATTTATTTTTTATTTTTAACCCCAACCCTATAACTGGGCGATTGTGACCTCTACCACCAGCAACAACCTCTACCCATCCAATTTGTCTAAAGCTAACAGTCTGCCCGTTTATAGTTTGAAATTTAATTATAATTTCACCCTTATCATTTTTAAGACGCTGAATATTAATGCCATGTATAACATTATATCCATCATTACCACTATCCACCTTTGCAATTACAGCACCTATACCGTTTATCTCAACCGGTTCACTGACTCCAACAACTGTATTCTCCGTTAAGAAATCTCCAGGTAGATATACATCTTCATCTCGATCATCTGGTTCTCCCGTGCCTATAACAGCTTTGTGAGTCTCCATGCCAAAACTTATTAAAGCACTACGTTGTAATCGATTTAGATGAACCACAAATTTCCGATCTAATGCTTTAATGTATTTTTGAAAGAATATTTCAACTGTTGTTTTGACAACCCTAACATATCCTTTTTTAGCCATGCACAGATAAACATACTCCCTGTCATTCCACATTTCATTTGGTATGTCTAATATGCCACGTTGCTCAGCCCAAGTATAATGTCCCTCTGCAGCTCTTTCTATTTTACCATTTGGTGTAAGCCAATATTCAATCCACATGCCGTTCCAGGACTCAAAAATCATTTTTTTCTTTAAGAAATTTTTAAAATGCTTACTCATATGTTGGTATTTTTGTACTTACACGAGAACCGGGGGTCTTTTCAAGGCATATGGTGGGTTGACCGTCTAAATCAGCTCTTCCTATAGAATTATATAAATGTTTAGCAGCCTTTTCAGCTTCTTGAAAATTATTAACCTTATAACTATTTATATTATCATAAGAATCATACCACCAACCCCCTTCCTCAGAGCCTCCCAACTTACGAGATATATCATATAGAGACACATACAGGGGATAGTTCAGCTCATATTCAGGATTATAAGGATCTTCATCATTTAAAAAATGTTCATATTGATTAAACTTTTCAATCTGCGCTATAGCATCAGGATATTTTTTTAATATATCTAATGATTTTTGTCTTGCTTCTACCCTCCAGCTTTCAGATTTAAGATTTTCCATTTCGGTATCAGTTACTAGAGCCCAATACTTAAAGGTTTTTGTACGCCGATTTATAACATCAATTAATGCAGTTAAAGCTGAAGAGCTTTCTTCCTTAATATAGTCATCTAATTTATCAGGACCATAATATCCTGTTTCAGTATCATATAACTCTAACCACGGCATATGTTTTTTAGCATAGTAGTACACAGCCTTTAAATGTTTTTTTGAAAATTCTTCTACGTTAGTTTCAGATACACCATAAATGCTATTTAATTCTACAACCTTATCATAAGACAGTTTGCGATTTGGGTAAGCAGCTCCGTGAGGAAAATTACTAGATCCTCTTTTAAAGTCTTTATCTACGTCACTGGTATCTGGCCAAGTGGGAGTTTCATCTTCTGGTTCTGTATCTTCTATATTAAGCTTGAAGAATTTTTTAAAATTTTTCATATTTAAAATAGACTACCAGGTACGACAAGCCCAATACCGAGCTTTGGTGCGAGGCCCAGGAGACTCACAATGATGGCGAGCTCTAAAACTACGACGGCGAGCTGGATTGTTCTTTTTAATGTGCATACCTTGCTTATATCCTAAGCGCTTAGCGGTTTTTCCACCATGCCCGAAATTTACTTTTTTAACATTGCCTGTTTTGGGATCTTTTACATACACCTTAAATTTTTTAATATCACCCCGGATTATTTTACCTAACGCAACCTTACGACCATGATATTCAGCCTCTTCAAATAAATCCTCATCTTGCTGGAAAAATTCAACATGTATAGGTTTACCTTCATCAGTAATGAAGGTAGTTTGATAATTTTCTAGCAATGGATGTAAATTTACAGCAATATCTGTATCTTTAGGCAAAACATTAAAAAATTCATTTTTAAACAAGCTATTCATAAGATTATTTATGTGGAAAAAACATCTTACTGAATAAATAATTTTGCGGGGCTCAACCGAGACCGCTAGGGCATGAAGCTCTATTATAGACGAAAGTTATAAATTATGAAACTAATACATGGCCCACTAACGGGGAACGCGTTCTTTTCGCCGTTCCGAAACGAAGAAGTTACACCTTTTGATAAGGTTTTTGATGACCTTTTAAGTAAAACATTTCCACAGCTTTATAAGGAGGTTGGAGTAAATTGGCTGGGTAATGAAGCGTATCCAAAGGTTGATATTGTTAATTATGACAATCACATCATCATAGAAGCAGATGTTAATGGTCTGTCTAAGGATGACGTTAATATTGATATCTCTGATAACGTTCTTACTATCAGTGGCAAATCTACTAAACACACAACCCAAACGGGTCAGTATATTAAAAGAGAAATTAAACGAAGCAGTTTTAAGAGGTCTTTTGATTTATCTGAAAAAATTATCAAATCAAAGATATCTGCCAAGTTTGAAAATGGGTTGTTAATTATAACCCTGCCCAAACAGGAAGATGAAAAACCAACACCTACATCGGTTTCAATTAAAATTAATTAAAACCAATTAAAATATAAGCCCTCTATGCAAATAGAGGGCTTTTTTAATATAAAAAAGTGTAAATATATACATGAGTCTCAAAGATAAGATTGATTTAAAGAACGTATATGCTAACCAATTGCTTAATGAGATGAATCTCGGCACAAATGTAGATACTGACTCGGGTGGTCTAGGTTCTCCGTTACCAGTTATTGTAAGAGGAATACATAAACCCTCAGACTACCAACCCGCGCCTTGCTGTGGTTCTTGCGGTTCCTGCTCTGAAGACGAAGAACATTACGCTGATGCACGTGGTTGTTGTAAAAAATGTGGCGGGTGTCATGAGGGTGTTTCTCAGGAAGATGCTGAATCTTCTGTGACAGATCATAACTTTTCTAATAAAGTAAAGGTATCTCTTCATGATTCCGGTGATAATTTTAAACGGTTTAATGATTATGAAGTTCATGATGCGACTGTTAACTATAGCATTGATCTAGAATTTCGCACCTGGGGGTTAAAGGATATTACCGTATCTGGCTTAGGTGAAATACACATTAGTGTTACAGGTATTATTTGGACGGATGAAGCTCGAGACAAAGAAGAGGCTTTCAATATCGTAGTAGAAGCTAGTAAGGTGAAAAATGAATATAATAAAGCCTCGTCTTCAAAATACATTAATGGCATCTATATAGATGAATTAGATGTTTATTTATTACCTAATATGCAAGTAGACTACAGCAAGTCCTACTTTACCGTTAGTTGTTAAGTTGATGGGTATCCAGGAAAATTACTATCCGTAAACCCACCTACTGATGGAGGGGACCCGTAAGGCGGGGTATTGACATAATTAACAGCATTATTGAAGTTTTGGCTGCTAGCACTGGACGGATAGGTTGCTCCTGAAGATCTTTTAGTCTTCTTCTTCTTTTTCTTTTTATTAATTCTGCTATAGAATTTTTTAAAACTAGTCATTAAGAAACCTTCTGTAATAATTTGGTAACACCCCTGTCAACCTGTTGAGATGTTTTTAATTCACCAGGCATATACTTGCTGATTACAGGCCACATAGCATCTAGCACCTGTTGAGCATTTTCTGGATTAATTTCCTCTATAGCTTCACCATCAGGGTCTTTTAATTCTGATACGGTCTTTTGATCTTCTAATTCAGGGTGAGCTAAAAAGGCATTTTTAAGGACAGTTACTAACCACACAAAAGATGATGGTGATAACTTTTTAACCTCAGAGTCTGGTATCTTCTGGTTATCTAAAGCGGGTTCTTCTGGTGTGGCGGAAATTGCCGACTGGTCGACTGCAGTTGACTCTGGAGCTCCAGGTGTACCCGCAGGCACGTCAGTTGCTTCAGGTTGTTCTGTGATAATTCCGTGTTGTCTTAAAATGTCATTAAATTTGCTCACGTAATTATTTACTAGCTAAACATCAACTGTTTGGTCTTTAATTGTCTAAAATAGGTGTTATTTAAAAATGTAAGATTGTGTTTTTCAGAGAATTTTAAGGCTTTATTGAATGTGTAATCAGAGTAACACCTATCTGCTATACCTCTCAATGGTATTATAATTTCCAAACGCTTACCATTACCAGAACCTATAAAGTAATAAAAAGAATGTTGGGTTTCAAATATGCGAATAGGCAGATATTTTCCTATAGAATTTACAATTTTAGATAACAAAGGTTTGATATCTTCTTCAGGGAATATATTGAATATTTCTAAATTCTTAAGATCTAATGAATTATAATAAATTACAATTTTATGTCCCTTGTTCTGAGATATCTTTAAGATATACCTGCACAGTTCATGTATAATATGATGATGGAATAAAGCTTTTGTATCTTTAGTTATTTTCTTATCACAATTATATTTTTTAATATCTACTAGTAATGGAAATTGTATATTAATTTCAAATAGCTTGGCAAAATTAACAATATATATATGATGCTCCGTATCTTCTACATCTAGAAAAGTATCAGGTTGATGTATCTTTAACATTCTCCAATGATACTGAAATATCTTTAGAATTCAACAAAGATTTTAAATATAGAAGATTGTCTTTATTATTCTCGAAGAAGTTCTGCATATTTACAATTATATTATAATCATTATAAATTGAAAAGCAAGGGGGTATTTTTAAAATACTTTGTAATGTTTTACTAAACACTACAAAAGCACCAGCATGATTAATTTTAAAAATTAAAAACCAAACCTTCTCCGTAGCTGAAGCTTGTTTAATCCAGTCATCTAGTTGTTTATTTTTAGTATACACCCCAGCAAATGAAAAGTCCTTGTAGGTTTTAATTTCAAAGCATAGGTGTTTCAATTCATCAGGTACAATAAGGTCTCCCTCAGCTAGAAGATTTTGAGTTTCGGTGAGTTTTGCTTTACGAAAGAAGTTTTTACCACCAGTAAATGCTCCACTATTAGGTACACGTTCAAAATTTAGACCAAATACATTAGATAAATGATCAGCTACCTCTCGCTCTCCTCGTTTACCTTTATTTTTATTAGCACTAGACATGAAAATTACTTAATTAAAATTTTAAAAAAGCCAATCTGCAATATAAATAATTATATGACACGAAATCAAGCATATAGAAAATACCTTTTAAGTGAAGGTTATAACAATTACAAAACCAGTGGCTCCATCTCTTTTGAAGATTGGTGCGCACAGAAGGGGCTATTAAGTGAATCATTTGACCGGGTTGCAAGAGCTAATATGGCAGGAATCAGAGCCAAAGAACATAGAGAGGGAGAAATGCAACTTCGTACTGATAAGTTAGTCGATGCAGGTGCCGCAATTAAAGAAGTGGATAATGTTTGTACTATGTTGCTGGAATTCGTCCGGGATCCCGAGGTGTGCCAGAATGTAGTTAACCACGCCAATTTTACACATTTGATTCGGTTAGCCGATAAAATTAAACTCGTGGAGTTCTTAGCCAAAGAATCCATTTATAAGGATGAATGGGATGGTACTGAACCCGAATAATGACACCCCTGTCTGGCAATACCATTTTTCCCTTTGTAGTACAAGATACGGGAGTTGCTATGACACTGACACAAGGAGAAAATTATTATTCTTACCTGGGAGACAATTAACGACGCTGCATTAAAATTTTGCGCCGGCGTTTACCTTTAACTTTTTTAGAACCGATATAACAAGGTATCCTAGCATCTCCTGGTGCATATCCTTTATCATTATTAGCTGGAAATTGGCCACCTGTGACACCAGCACCAACGGCTCCAAAGGCGGAAGTAGCTGTCACATCTTCTATTATTCTTTTGTATGTTTCGTTAAAGGTGGCCATTGATTATTAACATTTAAAGGTTATACTAATACTTAATGCAACTGCTAGAAAAATATATAACAGAAATGGAGCAAGACCTAAGAGTAGATGCTTTTAATATTAAAGAGGTTCAGCTTCGGTTACCAGCTATTAAACATAAGTGGGTTGGTCGTTTTGTAAGACATAAGATGGAACTAATGTCTCTTCATAAGGCAAGAGATTTAAAAAAGAAGGAATTAGTATTAAAGGTTATAGAACAATCCCCCGTTAAAATTACTGAGTATACTGCTGAAAAAACGGCAGAATCTACAACCACTTTAAAGGAAATTGATGAAAAGGTTAATGAAATAAAATTAATTATAGAACTTCTCGAGAAAAGTGAAAAGACCTTTAGTTCTATGACCTATGATATTAAAAATATGATAGAACTTCAAAAATTAGAGCAATTGTAATGATTACATTTACTTTAGAAAAGAATAAGAAATATGCTATTGTACAAGGAGATCTTTTTGAAGATATTAGAGAACACTTTTCTGTAAAAAATGAAGCGGCTAAGTTTACTAAAAGGTTTAATAGGTTTATTCCTGATAGGCAGTATGTTATAACTCCAACTGGTCGATTTGACCCAGGGCTGTTTCAAGAAATTAAAAAGTATATAGCATCTAAAAACTACGCTGGAGTTATTAATGTTGATGATTTAATATTTCAACACGCCGTAAAACCATCACCATTAAGTTGGATGCAGCATCCCAATTACACCAATATTGGATGTCCCCTGCAATTAGAATTAAGAGATTATCAAAAGGATATTGTAACCACCTGTTTAGAACATGGAAGGGGTACTATAGTGTTGGCAACTGCGGGAGGCAAAACACTTACTATGGCTAGTTTAATTGGGCGGGTGAATACATTTTATTCTAAATTTAAATGTCTATTAATAGTTCCAGACAGAGGGTTGGTTCAGCAAACATTTAATGATTTCACGGCATATAAGGTACCTTTTACGTTTTCTAAATGGACCGGTGATGATGCCTTAGATTTGTCATCAGATGTTATTATATCTAACTTAGGTATATTACAAAGTGAAAATAGTGATTTAAATTGGATAGAATTTATAGATCTATTAATCATTGATGAGTGTCACAAATTACGTAAGACTAATAATTTTAATGATATTATTAAAAAGATCCAAACGCCTAATAGGTTTGGGTTTACTGGTACTCTTCCGGATAACATGTTAGATCAATGGAATATTATAGGTAAAATAGGACCTGTCTTATATGAAAAAGATAGTCACCAGTTACGGTTAGAAAAATATATAAGCCCAGTAACCGCTCAGGTTATAGACCTAGAATATATAAACCCTCATATATCTTACGAGGAAGATAGTATATCTAGTCATTATAGGGCTGAGATGGATTTTATTATTAATTCCAATTTTAGAAACCAACTTATAGCTAAATTAGCATCTGGTGTTTCTAATAACTGCTTAGTATTGGTAGATTTTATTGAACACGGTGAAGCCCTTGAACGAGTCTGTAAAACCAAGTGTATAAATAAGCAGGTGTTCTTTATAAGGGGTTCTGTGGAAATAGAAGAGCGAGAAAAAATAAAGGCATTAATGGAAAGAGATAGTAACCTGGTTGTAGTGGCTATATCTAAGATATTTTCAACAGGTATTAATATTAAAAATCTCCACTACATCTTATTAGCAGGTGGGGGTAAAGCCAAAATAAAAACTATTCAGACAATAGGTCGCGGTCTCCGGTTGCATTCTACTAAGACTAAGCTAACATTAATTGACCTTGCAGATCAGTTGAAATATGGTCAACTGCATGCATTAAAACGACAAGAAATTTACAAAAATGAAAACATCCCCCAAACCAATCACAAAATTAAAGAAGCCGGTTTTGAAGGACCTTCCAGATGATGAAATTGATCCATCTTTAATAATTAAAATTGAAAAGCTTATAAAGGATCCAAAAGCACCGAAGCCGCCACGTGGGAAGGCTAAGGAGCATTATGTAAATGGCAAAGAATTTGAAGAAGAGATACGCATTTTTTATAATACTGAAGAGGTGTCTGATAAGTTAGGCACATCTATCAATAAAATAGCTAATGGTTTAAGTTATGCTCCTAATTTTATTAATTACTCCTATAAAGAAGACATGGTGAGTGATGCTATTTTAAAGATGTTCTCGGCCTTGAAGAAGAAAAAATTCAGATTGGATTCAGGCTTTTCACCGTTTTCTTATTTTACAACTATTGCCTTTCATGCCTTTATTAATAGAATTAAAAAGGAAAAGAAATATCATGAAACCATAACTGAATACCGAGAAAGGGCTTATTGTGAATTAATTCAGAACGAAAAGATTCCTAACGGTGGTATCTATATTGACCCTATTAAAGATGATGACGTCAGTGACTATGAATAAAAAAATAGCTCTGTTTACAGATTTACACTTAGGAATACACCAAAATTCTTTATTTTGGCATGGTGTTGCTTTAAAATGGACAGATTGGTTTGTATCAGAATTGGAAAAGAAAAACATAAAAGATATCATCTTTATGGGAGATTTTTTTGATCATAGAGATGAGGTTGCTGTTAATACATTACATGTTGGGTATCAGGTATTAAGTAAATTAAAAGAGTATAATATTATCATGATACCTGGTAATCATGATAGTTTTTATAGGGATCATGCAGAAATTAATTCTCTTAATATTGTTCAGGGCTGGTCTAATATTCAATTATTAAATAAGACATCTCAGTTAATGTTAGGCACAAAACTGGCTACCTTTGTACCTTGGGGTGGAGATGTTAATAAAGTACCCAAATCAGATTATGTATTTGGTCATCTAGAAATTAATACATTTCGCCTTCACGGTACTAAGGTATGTGATAAAGGCATAGAACCTACATCGGTTTTAAATTTATCACCAAGGGCTTACTCTGGCCACTTTCACTTAAGAGATAAAAGGGAATACCAAAATAGCTACATCAACTATGTTGGCAATCCTTTTGAAATGAATTTTGGAGATATAAACAATCAAAAAGGGTTTTATATTTTAGACTTAAATAATGACACCGAAGAATTTATTACCAATGATATCAGCCCTAAGCATTGTAAAATCTTCGCTTCAGAAGTAGCTAACACAGATGTTAAAAAATATAAACAAAGCATTGCCAATAATATAGTTAAATTGATTGTAGATATTAAAATAAGTGCGGATGCTATTGATAAAATCCAAAAAAATATCATACTCTATAAGCCCGCTTTGTGTACTGTAGAGTTTTTATTAAACATAAATGATATAGACATGTTGAAAGACATAAGTGCTGATATGTCAGGTGTTAATATTGAAAATTCTATTACACAATTTGTTAATAATTTAGAAATAAAAGAAAAAAAAGAGTTAATATCAGAGTGTTTAGGTTATTATAATAATATTAAATGAAAAATATTGTATTTAAAAAAATATCAATTAAGAATTTTTTGTCTATTGGAGATACTCCAGTGGTTGTAGATTTTAAAAGTGGTCTTAATATTATTACGGGTTCTAATAAAGATAAAGACGATAGTCGTAATGGGGTTGGTAAGTCAACCATTGCTGATGCCATATTTTATGCAGTATTTGGTAATACCCTTAGAGATATTAAAAAAGAAAATGTTTCTAATGATAGTTATAAAGGCAATTGCGAAATACAATTGTTTTTGGATATAGTATCTCCTTCGGATATTACAAATATACATATAGTTCGTACCTTAGATCCATCTCGAGCTGTTCTTTATATAAATGGAATGGATAAGACCTTAGATAGTATTGCCTCAACTAATGAGGCAATAGGTCAAATGTTAAATTGCAATCCCGAGGTCTTTGAGAATTGTGTCATAATGACACTTAATAATGCACTACCCTTCATGTGTAGGAAGAAACAGGATAAGCGCAAATTCATAGAAAGTATTTTTAATCTAGAGGTTTTTAGTAAAATGCTATCTAATGTTAAGGTAGACTATGCAGATAACAAAAACCAATTAGAGGTTGAGGTTGCAAAGAAAAACCAAGCAGACAATACCATAAAAAGTTTAAAAGACCAAGAGATTAGGGCTAATCAAGAAAAACAAATAAAGATCAACAAGCTATTATCTCAAATAAAAGAGGCTGATGCTCGTCGGGCTGGGTTAAAAGATAAGCAAGAGAAGTTGGATCTAATTACGTTAGCCACAGAAAAACAAACCTTAAATGAAAAGTTGCTTGGGGTAGAGCCTGCCAGGCTAGTGTTGCAGGCTGCTGTTGCGAAGATTATAAATAAAAAGAAAGAATTGTCAGATAATATAATTGAAATTAGGGTTAAGGAGGCTGGTTTAAATGGATCTATTATCAGTGCTCGCACAAGTCTTGACAAAATAAATACATCACAACCAACATGCCCAGCATGTCTAAGGGAAATTGGGCCTAATGATGTTCAACATATTGAAGAAGAAAAACAAAAAATACAAAATAAGTTAAGTGAGGATAAACAAAATCAATTAGCTTTGGGGCAAGACCGTAAAAATTTACAAGATCTAATAACTATAGAGGAAGCTTCTGAAGCTGATATCAATAAGCGTTTACAAAAATTAAACGGAATTGAATTAGACCTGCAATCTAAAATAAACAAAATTACCCAAATTGAATCTGAAAGTGGTCAATTACAGCAAAAAATTGATTTAATTGAAGCTGAATTAAAAGGACATAATGATTCTATTCGTCAAGTTGAAGATAATAATTCATCATTTAATGAGGTTATATCTAAACAATTAGAAGCTAATAAAGAAATTGAAAAGACCATAGTAGATATTAAATCTAAACTAGAAATATTGGATAAGGTTAAATTTGTATTTTCTGAAGAAGGCGTCAAATCATTCTTGGTTAAGCAGATATTAGACTTGTTTAATAATCGTTTGGGGTACTATCTTAAAAAAATGGATGCCAATTGTATATGTACTTTTAATGAATACTTTGAAGAAACTATTATAAATGATAAGAGTAAGAATTATTCATACTATAATTTTAGTGGCGCAGAACGCAAGAAGTTGGATTTAGCTTGTCTATTCACATTTATGGATATTCGCCGTCTTCAAGGGGATGTATCATTCAATATTAGCTTGTATGATGAGCTTCTAGACTCCAGCCTGGATGCAAAAGGTGTAGAACTTGTGGTAGATATTCTCAAAGAGAGGGTAGAGAAGTACAATGAAAGCATTTATATCATTAGTCATCGCAAGGAAAGTACAAAACTTGCCACAGGAGATGTTATATACTTACAAAAGAATAATGGCATTACTACACGCCTTGATTTTCAGCAATCTCCAGTTTAATTATATAAAATATTATGTTACCATTTCCATCGCCTTTTAGAAATTCACCATTTGCTAATGCTTTTCCTACATTACATCCTACAATGGATAGTGGATCAATGAATATACAGGCACCCGCAGCCCCACTGCCTATGACTCCACCTGAGGCTAGTATGGATCGGGGGTTAAATTATTACGCAGATTATAGTGGTTGCGGGTTTTGGCGTATGATTTGGCCAGAACATGTGCTAAATGCTCATCAAAAAATGATAGTGCATGGTTCTACAGTAATGACTTTTGATCAAAACTATTTCCATAATGTAAAATGTGTACGCATTCAAAGACAAGCTACAGAGCATCAGCTAATGTTTGTTAAATTTTTGAGAGATATGGCTAATAAGTTCAATTTTCGTATTGTATATGAAATTGATGATATTATTTTTAGTGAGGATATCCCAGAGTATAATAAGTTCAAGCCGGCATTTGTAGACCCTAAGATACGTCAAATATCACAAGAAATTATGGCCATGTGCGATGAAGTCACAGTAACTTGTGATTTTATGAAACAGTATTACATGTCTAAGACAGGTAATGGGAATATCACGGTGATACCCAATTACCCGCCGAAATTTTGGATGGGCAATTATTTAAATCAGCGCCGCTTGGAGACTAATTTTGAAACAAATTGTACAGGTAAAAAGGCTAAGCCACGCATTCTTTATCCTGGTAGTGGGGCTCATTTTGATGTTGATAATCGCACCGGACAAAATGATGACTTTGCTCATGTTCGAGATGTTATACGAGCCACAACTGATAAGTTTCAATGGGTGTTTATAGGAGCCTTTCCGTTACCCTTACAAGATTTGGTAAGAGAAGGTAAAGTAGAGTTTCATCAATGGAAGCGTCTGTATGAGTATCCTGAAATGATTTATAATCTCAATGTAAACATGTTGATAGCTCCATTGCAAAACAATACATTCAATAAAGCAAAGAGTGATTTAAAATATATCGAAGCTAGTTGTTATGGATTACCAATTGCTTGTCAAGATATTGATACCTATAGTAATGCTCCAATTCGTTTTACTACAGGTGATGAGATGATTGATCGTATTACACAATATACAAAAAATTCTGCTAAGTATTGGCAGGCTAGTTTTGCAGCTCGTAAGGTAGCTGAGACCCGCTTTTTGGAATTAGATCAAAATATAGATAAATACAAAGAATTATACACCCTACCATTTAAAGATCCTAAGCGGGTCCTATTAAATGCTATTAATTTATAATGTGCTTTTTTTATAAAAGACTATATTATTAAAACATGTATAGAAATGTTGCGTATTTGCCTAACCAGCAGTTGATGAGGTTGTATACATGGGATGAAAATGGAAAGCGTATTTCCTATGATACCACGTATGAACCTTATCTCTACTTAGAGACTAATAATAGTCCCGAAGCCACTAGTATATTTAATACTTCTCTTAGAAAGCGCTCATTTAGGAATCAATTCGATCGTTATAAATATGTAAATGAGAATTTAGGTACACGTATATTTGAGAATCTTCCACCAGCTCAGCAATTTCTAGTAGATCTTTTTCATGGTCAAAATGAAACAGCAGAGTTTACCAAGCACCCTTTAAAGGTTTATTATTTTGATATAGAAACCTATAGTCCAGACGCTTTCCCCGTTACAGAAAAAGCTTCAGATCCTGTTAATGTAATTACAATTTATAATTCTTTAGATGAAAAATTCTATACGTGGGGTACTAAACCACTCAAAACACCTATAGATAAGTGCACATATGTGTATTGCGAAACAGAAAGGGAGATGTTTAAAAAGTTTCTTACTTTCCTAGAAGCTGATTATCCCGATATCTTGTCTGGGTGGAATTCCGAATTTTTCGATATACCGTATATTATTAATCGGATTACTAATATCTTGGGTGAGGATGAGGTTAAAAGATTGTCACCTACAGGCAGGATCACTTCACGCTTAGTGCGTAATAAATTCGGTAAAGAACAAATGCGTTGGTATATTGAAGGTCTTGCAAGCATTGACTATTTAGAAATTTATCGCAAATTTTGTTTTACACCTCGAGAGAATTATAAATTAAATTCCATAGCAGAAGTGGAAATTGGAGAAAATAAGGTAGACTTTGGAGATCAAAATATTGCGTCTCTGTCAGAGTCTAATTGGGATTTGTTTGTAGAATATAACGTACAAGACGTCAACCTTTTGGTTAAATTAGAGAAGTCATTGCGTTATATAGAGCTACTGCGTATGATAGCTTATGCTGGTTGTACTACCTTTGAAAATGCATTAGGCACACTTTCTGTGGTTAATGGGTTATGTGCAATTCATGCTCGTTCTGTGAACCTTAAAATTCCTACATTTAACAGAGAAAATACTAGTGATAAAAAGAATGAAGGAGCATATGTAGCGGAACCTCAAAGAGGGTTTCAAGAGCATATTGTATCTTTTGATGCAAATAGCCTATATCCTAATGTGATGATTACATTGAATCTTTCACCAGAGACAAAGATTGGTAAAATTGTAGAAACAACTAATGATCATATAGTTATAAAGCATGTTAATGGTCAGGAGTTTACATTGACACACAAAAATTTTGATAATTTTATAGAAAAGGAATGTATTTCAGTCTCAAAGGCTTCCGTGTTGTTTACACAAAAGCAAAAAGGCATGGTACCTAGTATTGTTGATGGTTTTTATCAACGTCGTGTTGAGATTAAAAACAAGCTTAAGAAGTATAAGAAGAAATTAGCTAGTATGGATAAAACAGACGCTAATTACAAATCCATTCATCAAGAATTAGATTATCTTAACATTAAGCAGCACACAATTAAAATTTTAATTAATTCAATTTATGGATATTTTGGCAATAAACATTCACCTTTAGGAGATGATGATATTGCTCGATCTATCACATTGACGGGTCAAGCAGTTATCAAATATTCCAATGAATTACTATTAGAATATATTAAAAAAAATTCAGATATTACAGAGGCTGAAATTGTTGAACGCAGTCCGATTATCTATAATGATACAGATTCATCTTATGTATCAATTAAGAAAGTAGTCAAATATAAAGGACTAAAGATGTTTGATTCTAAAAATCAAATTACTCAAGGATATCTTGACGTGGTTGCAGATGTGGAAACCTATCTTAATGAAGGCATTAGGGTATGGGGGGCTAGTGAACTCAAGTCTAAGGATTGCCGTTTAAACTTTAAACGAGAAGTAATAGCAGATGCTGGTATGTTCTTAATGAAGAAGAGATATGTTCTTCATGTAAGAGATGAAGAAGGTATTCCTACCAATAAGTTCAAATATACTGGGGTGGAGGTTGTTAAAACTACTATGCCCAGACCTATTAAGCCTTATGCTAAAAAAATAATTGAGACTATGATTATGTCTCGTGATAAGGCAAAGACTGATGCTTTATTTAATGAGGCATATACCACCTTTAAAAAGATGCCTATAGAAGATTTTGCCTTTGTAATGGGTATTAAAGATTATGATAAGTATGCTACTAAGTGTACAGAATTTAATGTAGCAAAAGGAATGCCTATCCATGTTAAGGCTGCTTATTTCCATAATACCTTTTTGAAGAGATTTAAAATAACAGGAAAATATCAAACTATTGGTTCCGGTGATAAGATAAGATATTTTTATGTACAACAACCAAATAGATACGGATTGCCTGTCATGGCTTATAAATCATCATTTCCTGATGAATTAAAGAAGGAATTTATTCCTAATTATGAAATGATGTTTGAGAAGATCTTGTATAAATCCATGGAAAGATTTTATACTTCTGTAAATTGGAAGCTTAAAGACCCTTCAATGTTAGCCCAAACAGATCTTTTTGATCTATTTTCTTAGGGTGTAGTAGGTGCCGGACTGCTACCACCAGCGGGGGCTCCACCAGTTCCTGTCGCCGGAGGAGTACCTGCTGGAGCAGGAGAAGCAAATAGGTTCGTTGTAGGCGGAGCAGCCGGAGCAGCCGGTTTAGCGGCTAAAGCCTGTTGCTGCTGCTGAGCTGACAACGTCGGGGCAATTTTTTGAATGAGGTTTGTTTCAATAAGCTGATTTAAAGCTGTCTTTAATGCTGCAATGTCAGTGGGTTGAACTGGGATCTGATTTGATTTTAATAAACTCGTGATATCATTTAAAGCCGTATCGAACTTCGCATTAATGCTTTTTTGAATGGATCGTAATTTAGCAATGTCTCCTGTGCCTGTTAATTTACCAACCAAACCAGCCGTGTTAGCTTTGAGATTAGCAAATAAATTGGCTTCGGTAACAGGCCGTACCTGTGTGTAAGCTTCTGTTAACATTTTAGCGTCTGTCTTGCTGGATGGTCTCATAATATAAAATATTTATCCGTTTAGGTGTATCTTTTATTGTTGAAAATATCTTCGTTTTTGTTCAATAGCCTTTATGATAGAATCAACAGGCATATTGTGAGGAACATAAAGTGTACCTCCTTTAGAGGGTCCTTTATCATTAACCATAGTAATTTGTAATTGTTTACCCATTCCCGGAACATTCCATTCTTTAACATCCATTCCCATAGACTTCAACCGTGAAACACAACCATTGTCTTGAGAAGATGAGGTTGGTTTGGTTTCATTCTCTTCTTGAGATCCAGATGGAGCCTTTACTGTAGTATTAGTAATTGATGGAGTCATGGGTGAGGCTGGTATGGCAGATGTGGCAGATGGGGTAGCTGCATTTTGAGAATTTGCATAGGCTTCAAAAATAAACCCGATATCCTTGTTTGGCATATTAATACTTAATATAGACCGTTGACTTTGTTGTCTGGTATTATAATATAAGTATATGGAAAACACCATTATTACATTCATTGATCATATCGGCCGTACCATGATTGGTACGTTAGACTCCCAAACTGAAACTCAAATTGTGGTACATAATCCCGCAATTGTGCATGTTCAACCCACACAACAGGGTCAATTAAACGTTCAGACAATTCCCTTATTTTTTAAGGAATTTGTCGGAGCTAAGAATAAACTTGAAGGAACCAAATGGGCTTTCAACAAGGCTCAGATTGCTATTGGTATCGATGTAGAAAATGATACTCGCCTACTTCAGCAGTACCAAGCTGTGTTTGCACCAACTGCAACACCTTCAGCTAATGCAGAGCCCAAGATTGTTAAATTATTTGACGAATAAATTAACTTTAGAAATATCTTATGGATAAAAAGTTAATTGATATTTTAGAAGAGATTGATAAAATCAATCCCTACGCTACCTTTCTTAATGAAAGTTCTATATCTTCTGTAAATGAGTGGATAGATACAAGCTCTATGCCTCTAAATGCAGTGATTAGTGGTTCATTATACGGTGGTATCCCTCGCAATCGACTCACCATGATTAGTGGTGAGTCGATGTCCGGCAAAACTTTTATAGTTTGTAAGATATTGGCTAACGCTCAAAAGCAGGGGTTGATACCTGTAATTTTTGATACAGAAAATGCTATTGATAAACAAACCGCTGAAAATCTAGGGTTAGATGTTTCAAAAGTAAAGTATGTTCCATGTTTTAGTATAGAACAGACTCGCAATTCTATATACAAGTTCTTAACCAAAGCTAAAGAACTAGGTATTGAAAACAAATTCATTGTTGCTATTGATAGTTTAGGTAACCTGATGAATGAGTTGAGTCTTAATCGCATGGAAAAAGATAACACTGCCATGGATATGGGTACTCGAGCTCGAGCCATTAAAACCTTACTTAGCACATGTAATCAATTAGCAGCTTATACAAAAACAACATTCATCATTACAAATCATATGTATGATGATCCAGCTGCAATGTATAAGTCTATTATTAAAAATCAGCCAGGCGGAAAAAGTGTTGTATATCTTCCTAGTGTTACTGTTCAATTAGCTCGCAAGCCTGAACAAGGTGATGAAGGTAAAACAATGGATGCATCATTGGTTACAGGTCAAAAGAATTTCCCTGGAGTTATTCTTAGAGCTCTAACGGTAAAAAATAGATTCATTCAGCAATATCTAGAAACAGAAATGTACTTGAGTTTTAAGTCAGGCTTAGATAAGTACTATGGATTGCTAGATTTAGCAGCTGGATTTGGTGTAGTAACAGCATCAGGACCAACATATACATTATATGATGGTACCAAATTAGGTTATTATTCTAAATGGCGTAAAGATGAATCTATATGGGAGAAAATTCTTCCTATTTTAGAAACAAAGATCAAAGAAGGCTGGGCTTATGGAAAAACTGCTGATGAAGAAATTCCTGACGAAAGCCTATTGAGGTCTGACTTAGTAAACAAAAAAATAAAAATAGAGGAACTACAAGAAAATGAGTAAACCAAATACACTAACAATAACGGTATCTGATGCTAATGGCAAAGATGTCACAGCTACAATGGCCTTATCTGATGTTCAAAATGTCTATAATGCCAATAAAAATGAAGGTCAAGTTAGGGATGCTGTTTATGGCGTCTTTAAACAACTGGTTGATCGAATAAAGAATAATCCAGCACCGTAGTATACGAATAGCCACAATAGCCCCAATTTAAATTGGGGCTATTTTTGTTGATTAAAATATCAAATTATATATAATAAACATATGAATAAAGTTGTGGTTCCAATTTCTGGTGGCATGGATAGTACAGTGCTTCTTTATAAAGCAAAAAATAAATTTGATGAGGTCTATGCCCTATCATTTAATTATAATCAACGGCATTCTAAAGAATTAGATTATGCTATTAAGACAACAAGTCTTTTGAAAATACCTCATCAAGTATTAGATATATCTTTCTTTAGGCATATAGCATCCGCCTCAGCTCTCACCAATAACAATATAGCAGTAGCTAAAGCCAAAGATGTAATGGGAGATCCACAAACACCTAATTATGTGCCTAATCGAAATATGATGATGTTGAGTATTGCAGTAGCATATGCGGAAACAATTGGAGCTTCTACGGTGTATCATGGTGCAGCGCAAGTTGATAGCGTGGCTGGATATTGGGATGGAAGTCAGGAATTTTTAGGAAAGATTAATGATTTGTTATTCTTGAATCGTCGTAATAAAATTCAGATTGAAGCACCCCTAATAGAATTAAGTAAAAAGGAAATTATTGAATTGGGTATATCTTTAAATGTTAGCTTTAAAGATACATGGACTTGTTATGAAGGTAAAGATAAGGCGTGTGCAGTTTGTACAGCTTGTTCTTTGCGTTTGAAAGGATTTATAGATGCTGGGTATAAAGATCCATTAGATTACTCTATACAAATACCTTGGCCGGTTGGTCTTAAGGACTTATAACCTTATGAATAAACCCATTTCTTATTAGATCATTAATAGCTTCTTTGGCTATCGTAAATGGATACCCTAATCTACGGCTAATTAGTGTCATTAATTCAGCACCCGTAAACTCATGTTTAGAGGTAACTGTAAGATCTGTATTTGGCCATTCTTCAGGGTTACTGCCAGCGGCAAAAATATAATAAACATTTGCAGCTCGCTTAGCCCTTTCAGTATTAAATTTAGCAGCCAATTCATCTGACGGATCTACACCACCTGCTTTATAGGTAGAATTCAAATCTAAAGAAGGGGGGTGACTTATTTTTGCTTTAAAAATGCGTTCAAATACATCATCCACATCTTTTGATGCGACAGCTATGATTTTGGGGGTAGTTGATGGTGTAACAGATTTAGGGGCAGATGGAATAGAGGGCCCTGCACTTCCTACTTCGCGAGATACATTTAAAACCTTACCAGCAATTTCTCGAGCTGCATTTTTAGCCTGTCTAAAGTGGGTTTTATGTCCTTTAGCAGCAAATTCATCTGTTATAATGCCTTGTATTTCTTTTTCTAATTGATCTCTACTCCCGGTATATTCCAAATCATATGAAATCCCTTTATATGTATTATTACCCGGTTTAAATAGGCGTGTTTTGACAAGATCTGCAATGGTTAAAGCCACGTCATAAGGATCTAGATTGGCTTTAGTAGCATAGGTGCCAATAGCATAACCAGCACCACCAGCATCTGGATCTGATGGGGTATGAAGTGCTTTATTGGGATCTGTATATGTGGAAGACGCATAAACAGGGAATTCCAACACTAATACCTTATTAGTGTACTTTTCAAAAATTAAATCTTTATCATTATACATATTATGCTTGAAATATTTATAGTATAACATATAATTAAATCATGTGTGCTATCTTTGGTTCTAAAGACCCTGTCTTCTTTAAAGAGCTTTATAACCAAAATACTAGTCGGGGAAGTGCAGCACATGGCATGGTTTTCTTGAAAAAGAATGATGCATCTATCATTAAAGGATCAAAAATATTCTGTGGATTAGATTCGCTAGTAGAAAATAAATCAGAATTTATATACTTTACAGGACACACACAGGCACCAACTAGCGCTGCCCAATCCTATGACGAACAAACTTCCCACCCATTTATATGTGGAGATTGGGTAGTGAGTCATAACGGTGTTATAACTAACTTTAAAGAATTATCTGCAGAAGTATCACCAGAATCTATAAACATTGTAGATAGCTCCATTATACCGGCTCTTTTATGTAAAGGCAGTGAAAGTGTAATACTAAGTGCTAACATTGTTAATGTTTTATCAAAAATTAAAGGCACTCATTCAACAACAATATATAATACACGCTGGAATAAATTATATATTGCAAGGTGTGGTAGTACCCTTCATATTGATGATAACGGTAATTATAGTTCCACACCATTTAAAAATAGTATATCAGTTCCAGATGGTTCGCTATTAGAATATACAGATAATAAATTCAAACCCATTAATGAATTTATTAATAATTCTCCATTTTTTATTATATGAAAACCATAGTTATATCCGCTACAAAAGAAAGGGACATCCAAAAAACCCTTTTATATCAAAGCCTATTGCCACTAAAGTCTAAAGCATCTTTTGATTTTTTCTTTTTTACTGAAAATTCAGAAGGTCTAAGTAAAATTTATAACAAGGCTTTGGAAAAGTTTACAGAATATGATGCCATAGTATTCATCCATGATGATGTTTACTTAGATGATGCTTTTTTTACTGATAAATTAGAAGATGGATTTTCTCAATTTGATATTATTGGTGTTGCAGGTGGTATTAATCCAACTCTCAAAGCCCCTACACTTTGGCATATTATGTGTGGTCAAGGCAATTTGCGAGGTGCTGCAGGTCACTTTGCTTCAAATAAAGAAGCTATCCATATAACATCCTTTGGTGTTATGCCAGCTCGTGTGGTTTTGTTAGATGGTGTATTTTTAGCAGTTAATAGACCCAAAGCCTTAAAACAAGGTTGGAAATTTAATGAAAACTATGATTTCCATCTATATGATTTGGCATCTAGTCTAGACGCTAATAAGAAACAACTTAAATGCGGTGTCCTGCCAATTCATATTATACATCAGTCTCCGGGTTTATTGGATATTAATAATGCCGTATTTGTAAAAAACCAAAATCAGTTTTTAAAGGAATACTGTTCTTGATTTAAATTCATTATTCTTTTATAATATCCTGAATGAATCAAATAGATTTAGATTATTTTGAGACCCTCTTTGCCTATAAAAGCCTGACTGATGAAACATATTTAGCCTCTGTAATAGATTATGCTAAACCTGTGTTTTTTAAAAATAAGGATATCAAAGAGGTATTCAAATGTATTGCCCTCTTTTACGAGAAGAGAGGGACTGTCCCTACTATTACAGAATTAAGACCATATCTTACAGACGATTCATTAAAAAAGTCTTTTAAAAATGTAATTGAATCCTTTAAGGGTATTGACAAGGTCTTTAATAAAGATGAGCTTTATGAAAATACCGAAACCTTTTTAAAGGAAAGAGGTGTATACAATACATTAATGGAAGTGGTTGAAGAAATTGGGAAGCATAAAGCAGATACCTTTTCTATTTTATCCAAATTTGAAAAGTCCTGTAATATTTGTTTAAACTATGATATTGGATTAGATCTGTTTCCTCATATTAATAAGGTTATAGAAGATCTTAACATAGCTACACCATGTATGAGTTCGGGTTGGAAGTGGTTAGATAATAAATTAGGTGGGGGATTTTTACAAAAAGGCAGGGCTATGTATGTTTTTGCTGGAGAGACTAACGTAGGCAAAAGTATTTTTTTGGGTAACGTAGCAACAGCTATAGCAAGCCAAAACAAGACTGTTTTATTGGTTACTTTAGAAATGCCTGAATTGATATATGCTAAACGTTTATGTACTAATATTACAAAAATACCCTTTAGCGCTTTAAAGCAGGAAACATCTAATCTTAAATCTCAAATAGATGCATATGCTAATAATAATCCTAAATCAAAAATTTTAATTAAGGAATTTCCTCCAAGTACTATCACCGTTAATCATTTAAAGGCTTTTATTAAGAAGATCCAATCCAAAGGTATCAAGATAGATGCTTTGGTTGTGGATTATATTAACCTGTTACACTCTCCAACAGGTAATAATTCTTATGAGAGAATTAAATATGCAGCAGAACAATTAAGGGCTTTATCATACATATTTGAATGTCCTATCATTACAGCAACCCAATTAAATCGCACCGGTTACGATATTAAAGAACCAGGCTTGAATACGGTTTCAGAAAGTATAGCTTTACCTGCCACTGCAGATGTTATGATGAGTATTTGGCAAGATGACACTGATAGAGAACATGGAATTATTAAAATGGGTATGATGAAAAATCGGTTTGGCACTAATTATGGTAATTGTAACCTGTCTATTGATTATAACACATTATCTATCACGGAAGATTCTACTTTAAATGCTACCGAGTCTAGTTCTTCGTCAGCAAATCTACTAAAACACTTAACCGGTGACAAATAAACATATTACATAAATATTATTAATACATGCCAAAACGCATTACAATTTTTACCGATGCTGATTTAGATGGTGCAGGATGTGTATTGATATTTAAATGGTTATTTCCTGCATACACGATAAATTATAAAGCCGTTAATGAAAGATCTTTTAAGGAATCTTTTACTAACTTTGTTAAATCTGAAGATTTTACTAAATCAGATGTAGTGTATATTTGTGATCTTAATGTTTTTGAACAAGATCCAGCCCTGTTAGACCATGCTAAGATATTTTATATTGATCACCATGCAGAAGATATTAAAATACCTACATCTTTTCTCGGTGTAAAAAGACTTATAAGGGAATCATCACCAAGTTGTACCTCTTTAGTATACAAGACCCTCAAACCTGAATCATTGGTTACATTAACCAATTATCAAAAACTTTTAATAGCATTAATAGATGATTATGATTCATATACATTAAAACATCCTACGTCTTTACAGTTGAATACTATCTTTTATTCTTTGCAAGGAGATCGCATTCAATCATTTTGGGAAAAATTTAAAGACGGGTTCAAGGGATTTAATGATCATCAGAATAATATTATAAGATTTCATACTCTAAAGGTAAACCAAATATTAAATGATTTAAATGTGTATCAGGCAGTTGTTCCTCTGGGTTCTAAAAAATATAATATTATTTCAACCTTTGCAGAATATGCATTAAACGAAGTATCAAGCCATATTTTAAAAAAATACAATAGAGACATTTCTATTGTAATGAATTTAAAAACAAATACAGTTTCATTTCGAAAGACTAAAGGCGTGGATTATGATGTTAGTATCTTAGCTAAGAAATTGGCTGAAGGCGCAGGTAATACTAATGCTGCTGGTGGTAAATTAACTTCCCAAATGATGACATTTTCTAAAATATTTAAACCAGTATGAGACTAGATAACGATACAGAAAATCAGGAGATGTCAGAAACATTTCTAGCTTTCTGTACTTTTGTGTCTCTGACTTCAGGCAAAAAAACCAATCTAGCTAATATTTTTTTAAAAATCCTACAAAATAAACATTTGAGAGGTATCTTTAAAAAACAAATGGAAATAGAAACGGATTTTGAAGCAGTAAGTATATTTTTACAATTTGACCCATCTCTTCATAAAAGCAAATATATCAAAAAATACTTAAATAAAGCGGGCCAAAATAAAATAAAGTAATAGAATAGTAGTATGACTGGCTTTCAGAAGTTAATATATAATACATATCTTCGCACGTCTCGAGCTGTAAAAAATCAACCATATAAATATCGCCAAGACTTTTCAGATTTTGAAAATAATAACAAATACGTAGAGGTTATTAAGTTATCTAATTTTTTTGAAGCCCATAAAGCTGTAAATGTAGAATTATTCTTTAAAGCTCCATATGCAATTTATGGTAAACAAGAAACTTTTTATTTGGATTTTTACTTAACATCTAAAGCACATAAAGCATATTCCCTATATCTTAAACAAATAAAAGATGCTGATCCGGATTCCACAGAACAATTAGAATTTGTTATCGGATCTGCTAAGTTTGTAAGACAGTTTTGTATTGATAATAAAATATCAATTATGGAATATTTGTCACATACACCCGCATCTACACCTTCATTTATACAGCATATATTACAGTGTAATGTAAGTATCTACTTTCTTTTTGGCTTCACCGATTTTGATAAACATTTAAGAGCTTTTGATTGGGAATTAGTGAAATTCATGTTGGGTGATGATTTTTTAAATAAGTTGGATTCATATCGCTTAAATTACCTCAAATCTACTAAAGCCAAGGTATTGGCTATCAAATCCATAGAAAAAATTAACACATTTTCCCGTGCTTTTAGCCCACAACCATAGTAAATTATTTTTGTTATTAATGAATAGATATCTATTTGTTAATAATATAACAAACAACTAATAATACTAAAATACACAATAACATATGACAACACCATACACAAATAGCATGTTTCAAAGCATTAAGAGTGCTTTGGCAAAGAATGAAACCTCTGGGACTTCTCGTTATAAAGAATTACTCAAATTGGAAGTTGGTAATACATACACAGTTCGCCTCTTGCCAAACGTTAAGTCTCCTAAAGACACTTTCCTCCATTATTATACTTTTGGTTGGCAGAGTTATGCAACAGGGCAAAATATTCTTGCTACTAGTCCAACATCTTGGGAAGGTGGTCGAGATCCAATCGCAGAAGAGCGCTATCGGGTTTATAAGCACGGCACACCAGAAGAAAAGAAGCGCATGGAAGCGGTTCGTCGTAATGAGAATTGGCTAGTTAATGCTTATGTAATCTCTGATCCAGTTAATCCAGATAATAACGGAAAAATTAAGGTTATTCGTTATGGTCGTCAGATTAACAAAATCATTATGTCAGCTATGGAAGGTGATGAAGCTGCTGATTTTGGTCCTCGCATCTTTGATCTGGGTAAGGATGGTTGTACTTTTAAGATTAAGGTAGAAAAGCAGGGTGATTATCCTTCTTATGTTACTTCTAAGTTTCAATTTCCTAAAGAAATTGAGGGATTGTCTGATACTGATCATGAAAAAGTATATAATGGTATTCATGATCTTAAATCATTCATTGTTGTTAAGTCTTATGATGAATTGAAGGAGGTCTTTGACCAGCATTATTTCTGCAAAGACACAACTAGTAAACCGATAAACAAAGAATCAGTACCTGAGCCTGTTGTTATTGCACAGTCTGTAGCATCTAATACAGCTGGAGATAGTGCTGAAGAAATTGAAAATCTCCTAAAGGACCTTGACGAAAAATCCTAATATATGAGCGATGGAATTGTTGATGTAAGTGGTCAGGATGCACGCATGTTAGCTCTCCAATTTATGGGGCAGCAAATGGGTGATTTGAAACAAATTGATAAAAATATTGTTTCACGTAACCCAACATTGCAAGGACTAACCCTAAATCCTGAAAAAATCATAAATGATATACCAGTATACAACAATCCTCAACCGGTAGTGGTGCCTACTTCGGCACCACTACCTTCTCTACCTGTACAATTCCACACAACAGATACACAACAGACTATACAACCGACTATACAGCCTATTATTCAAACTGTAGTCCAACCTAAAGATAATTCAAATCAATTAGAATTAAATTTTACATACGATATTGCCAAAGATATGGTGGATCGATTAGATCGGGTTGAAAAATTACTCAAAAAGGTTCTTTCTGAACTAGCAGCTGCCAAACAACCTGCTGAAGAAATTACTAAACCTTTAAAAAAAACGTGAGTTTGTTTGAAAAAGCATTATCATTATTTAAATGAAATTAAATATTGTTGATTCAAATGCCTTTTTAAATGATTTTCTATCTCCATTAAGCCGTATTTCTGATGGAGGAATTCTTAAATTTAAAAGTGGCAAAATTTCCAGCCTAGCATCTACAAGCGATAATACTATTATCATTTATTCAGAGTATGTTACCCCAACACCTGAAGAAGAGATTATTTTAAATATTCCAGATCTTAAAAAATTACATCGTCTTTTATCCCTTATAGATGGTCCTATAGAATTAGAAATTGATAGAAATAGTATTTCATATTCTTCAGATGTAACTAGATTTAAATATCACCTATATGAAGATGGTGTATTATCTATGCCATCTTTAAATATGACAAAACTGCAAAAAATTGATTTTAATTGCAAATTTTCCATATCTAATACTAAATTAGCTAATCTATTAAAAGGTAGTACGCTTAATGCAGATATTAATAAAGTATACATTTCATCTACAGGGAATAAGGTATATGCTGAGTTAACAGATAAGAATAGGCATAATGTAGATAACTACGCTACATTAGTCTCCGAAGATTATACTGGTGTTTCTATGAATGCTGTACCTCTTAATTTTGAAATAATGAGGTTATTAAACACCTCTAAAATTTCCCAATTTCAAGGAAAATATGCCTCATCACTTGGTGTGTTTAACTTTGAGGTGAATTCTCCAAGTATCAATATAAATTATATCATATCCGCATTAACCAATTAATATGAAGCTCACAAAAAATAAAGTAAAAACAGCAGGCTATGTCATTAAACGTTTGCGTGATAATGGATTTATAGTAATTAAGTGTTTTGCTTTTTTTGCTAAACAGGATCCTAGACTATGGACCGTATTAATTAATCCTGGTGAAGCTTCTGTGTTTCTTACGTGTTTTTTAAATAAAGAAAAAATTGACGAGGTGATGTTTGAACTTAATGATGGTGGTCGGTTTTTTCCGCGAAATGTTTTTCTTAAAACCGATAGTATAGAAGTTCTTGTGCAATATTTACTTGAACATAATGTTACTAATAGTGGTTATTATCCCGGCAAAAGATTTTTTATTAAGGGTGCAGGTGTATTAAATATTAATAATGAAATCACACAGCAAAAAACCGACCAAAAAGAGGAAACCCTCAGCGGAGAAAGCCCGCTCTGCGAGTCTTGCTAAGGAAGGTAGACAAAAACAAAAAGATTTTGTATTATTAGGCAATTTAATGACGGAATTCTTTAATTGTTATGTGGTTGTTGGATATGATTTCGATGGCAATGCTGTACATGTTTCTAACTATCATAATCCGCAAGAATATAATAGTCTATCTGTACTAGTACATGAATATTTGATACATCTTCAAAATCAAAATCAGCCGCCAGAAGGTTGAATTATATTCTATTGAATGTAATATATTCAATAGAATGAATAAACATTATATAGTCTTAGGTAAAGGATATGTAGGCTCTAATCTTGTTAGAGCCTTTAAAGTATACAACGATTCAAATAAATCTCAGATAAGTTTTGAAATCTTCTCTAAAGAAGAATTGGATTATACTATTCCAAGAAATATAATATCCTTATTAGAAAAGTATCAAAATAAAGAAGTAACATTAATTAATTGCGCTGGATTTACTGGGCATCCTAATGTTGATGCTTGTGAATTATCCTTAAATCAACAAATGGCATATAAGTTAAATGTTCAATTACCCTTAGACTTAGCTCTGGCTTGCAAGTACCACTCAAAAAGCAAGGCAAATCTATTACACATATCCAGTGGTTGCATATACAATGGATATGATAATATTTATAAAGAAACAGACATTCCAAATTTCGGCATTTATCAAAGAGATAGTAGTTTTTATTCTAAAACTAAACATTTAGCTGAAATGCAATTACAACAAATACAATTCGGCAGTATTCTAAGGGTGCGTATGATATTTGGCTCTGAAAATAATAATCGCAATTTCTTGTCTAAAATTAAAAAATATAGTACACTCATTGCACAAGAAAATAGCATGACATGTGTAAGTGATTTGTGTAATTTTATTATATCGTTTATCAATAAAGACCTGGATCGCATTCATGATATATACAATGTAGTCAATGAAGGAGCCGCGTCCTTAAAGGTAATAACAGGATTATTTAACAGATACGAAAACCATCGCAGAGAATGGAGTTTTTGCGAAGAGAAAGATTTAAATTTAAGGGCCAAACGATCTAATTGTGTATTAGATACATCAAAAATACAAAAATTAGGCCTGCCTTTACCCTCTATTATCGTATCATTAGATAACTGCATACAGGCTATGTAATATGACTTTAGGATTTAATTTTTTAAAAAGAAATCACCCCAAAAAACAGACGGTTTATGCTGTCACGACTGGTGTTTTTGTTGGAGAATTGTTGGTGTATATGGAAGATAACGAAGATAATCATAAATTCTTAAGCCTACCTAACATGATTAATAGAGATATACCTATAGATAAATTTAAATTAGGCCTACAAAATAAGATAGTAGATATTGTTGACACTATACCTCGATCAATATATAAGGTGTGTTTGGCTCAATATAAAAAGAACAAGGCCGGTAAATAATTGTATGGATACAGTAACGCCCAGAATAATTACATCACCAATTAGTGGTCAACCGTGCAAGCCTATACTTAAAACATATACTCGCAATGGTCAGGAAATTGTCGAGGCTCACTGGATTGATCCATCCTCCGGCACTTTTATACAAAAAGGCCTTGTCAGTGCAACCCCCATAGCTTCAAACAAAAAAACTCCTTGATTTATAGCCACATATTCTATAAAATGAGTATGTGCTTTTACCCGAAGAATACATAATACAGAAATTTCAAGCCTATTGTGGCGGGGTAAAATTTCTCAAATATCAAAACGCTTATCAAGGATCCTGTTATCTTTGTAAAGAAGGTAATTCCTGGTTAAAAAAGAAGCGTAGTTATTATCTAATAGATGATGGAGTAATATGTTGTCATAATTGTGGTTGGTATGGAAAGCCTTTCTTTTGGATAAAAGAGGTATCCGGTCTTACTAATGGTGAAATCATGCAGGAAGCTAGGACCTTTGATTTTATTCCAAATTCTATTCTTCAAGAAAAGACAGAACCTATTAAGAAATTTATAGCTGAGGATTTGCCTCATGATTCTATTAATCTTTTTAATGAGCAGCAATTATCGTTTTACGCATCACATAAAGTAGTATCAGATGTTCGAGATTTCATTACTCAACGAAAGCTAGACACCGCTAGCTATAAGCCTACTACACTCTATGTAAGCCTAACAGATAAAGTACACAGGAATAGGCTTATTATACCGTTTTATGATGATAAGAATGATATACTATTTTATCAAACTAGAGCAATATACAATGAAGACTTGCAGTTTAAAGCCAAATATATTAGTAAGATAGGAGGCGAAAAATCATTGTTTAATTACAATCTAATAGATTCAGAGTGTGATTATGTCTTTATTCTAGAGGGTCCTATTAATGCTTTCTTTTGTAAAAATGGTGTAGCTGTAGCAGGTATTCAAGAAAGCAGTCATACACATTTTACACCAACACAACATAGACAACTTTTAAAATATCCCTTTCATAAGAAGATTTGGGTATTAGACTCTCAATGGATAGATAAAGCCGGTAGGGATAAATCTGGTATCTTAGTAGATCAGGGTGAATCTGTTTTTATTTGGCCTAAATCATTAGGTCAAAAATATAAGGACTTTAATGACCTTGCTATAGCTCTAAACATTAAACAAATATCCCCTGAATTTATTATAAAAAATACATTCAAGGGATTATCAGCTAAAATGAAATTATCTGAAATTAGGAATTAGATGATATGAGATATCCTTTTAAGGATTCTGATAAAGAGCTTAATTCAGCCGCTAAACGAGCTATCTTCTTCTTTTCACTGCGAGCAATATCATCAAACATTGTGTCACATCCAGCAGAATGTAACTTAGATTGAATAGATGTAGGTTTAGGTGCATTGAGATAATCAATAAAATTATCAATAGTTGAAATCCACTCTTTTAAATCATTAATTTGCTGCATCTTAGACTCGTCTGTCTGTAAAGATTTCGGTACAGGAACATCATAATCCGCTGCATTAGTACCCTTGTCTAGAGTAGCAGCCATTGCAGCCTTCTCGGCATCACCGCTAGGGACAGCTGGAGCAGTATTGGGGGTGGCTTCCGGAGCAACGGGCGCATCTTGCTCTAAAATAGTAATAAAGCGATCATGATATTTCATTGAAAATATTTATGTCTTTCCTATTCACTTGTTATAAATATTTTAAGTGAAAAAGACAACTGCCTTATTTGAAGACACGACAATGGCCTATAATCGGTGGGTTCAAGGTATAGCCTCTAGGCAGCTTGGAGCCACAAAAATGACTGTATCCGATGTTTTGGATAGTAAAAAACCCAAATCATTCGATGGAGCTACAACTAAAGATATACCAATACACCCATCTTTAGCAAAAACACCCGAATTAGTAGGATCTATATTAGTAAACCTATCAAATATTGAATCTAAATTGAAGGATGCTCTAGCCTCTAATATGTCTCAGGATCCTCAAAAAAAACTAATATTAAAACAATTAATAGCCCTAGCGCGTCATAATGATCGGATGACACGACGTATGGTGGGGTATTTTGAGAAGCTATCTTGATTCTGATACTTCTTAATATAAAATAATTAAATGAGACGTCTTTTTATTTCTGCATCTTTATGGTTATTAATCAGTGCAGCCATAGCTTTGTGTTTTTATGATAAAACATTCATTAGTTTTTTAAAATGGTTTATTGCTGCAGCTGCTATTCAAAGCCTTTTGCAATATTTTATAAATCAAATTTTAAATGCTAAATATGGCATGCAATTGACACAACTAGAAACATCCCTTGCAGAAGAATTAAATCGCAATATTAAGCCTATAGCTTGCCCGTGTTATTTTAAACATATACAAAATATTAACATTGATTTAAATGGTGAAAATAAATATAGCTGTAATAAGTGTAATAAAGATATATCGGTTGTTGTAAATTTAGAATCTGCAGTTTCTACTAAACCAGTAGATAGTATAAAAGCAAATTTTGATCCTAAAATTGTAATTCCCACCTCAGGCGATGAATAATATAACTCAAGCAGTTGAAACTATAGATTACACTATATTAAAAGGTTCTAGTAAGGATCTTTTTGAAGCATATAACTCAGGTTTAAGGGCACCAAAACTAAATGCTTCTAATGACATAGATTATCTTCTGCAATTAAATAAATCTTTTTTTAGTTACTACAATACGGTTATTAATTCTCTACCGGAGAATGATCAACCATTAGAAAGAATAAAATGGAAGTTAGCAGGAGAGGTAATAGAAAATGCTATAAAAAGTCTATCTTTTAATAAGAATGTTCTTGATAAGAATAATTTTTTATTTTATAATATTGCCTATGTTAGCGACATCATCAAACGAAATAGTAGTATTAACAACAAAGAATAAATCATCTATCACCTTGGGGTTAGATGAATATACAAAATGGCTTTGTCTGATAGAAGCTATGGAATATATTGAACAAAAAGCCTTAGAAATTAAGGTTAATTTAGATAACACAGATAGTTGGATAAAGCCATTGGCTCTTCAGAAATATGTCAAGGAAAGATTTGTCTCTATGAGACATGACGTATCTTGCAATTTAAAAGGTCAATAACCACCATATACACCATCGTAATTAGATGTAGCTGAGTAATCAAATATCTGTTTACCGGCTACATCTACATCGTAAGAATAATTCTTAATAGCTCCTGAAACACCAGCTGCAAGGGTGTCATCATAAACTTGTTGATTTACCGTTTCTCCACTTAATCCAGGTTCAAATGAATATTCAAATCTCTTAGCTTTTAATAACCAAACATAATGACCAGCTAAAGCATTTATCTGAGCTATGTCTTGGTCTAACCGCTGGGTTATTTCATAATAATTACCCGAGCGACCACCAGGACGGTCAGAGCCATATTCTACCATACTAAATACATCACCAGATTTAGGTTCTGAGGAGTATCCGAATGTAGCTTGAAATGAGCTTATGTGCAAAAAAGCAGTAATTTCATCATCACTCATTAGACCATACTTGCTTAACATTAAAGCATTCTCATTAAGATTAATGCCTAATATTATCGCCTGAGGTGGAGAATATTTTTGGGTTGGCTGTTCACCATATAAATTATCAGCAGACAAAAGTGTAAAGTTGTTTACATAATAATTGACCTTAGACCCAAATAAATTTAATTGTTCCCTCCAATAATTACTATATAGACTTCTCTCATTACTAGTATTGTCCTTATTGGTGAAGCGCACACAGCTATTATCCGATGGTGTAAAGGGATATATGTTTAAGTCTGTGCTACCTGTATAATAATCTATAGACATATTATTTCGCCTTTAATATAAAACGACCATCTTCATATGAAACTACAATACCATTTTTACTATCTATTGTGATGGGAGATTTTAAATCAGGTTTAAAATGGTACTTTTGCATTAATTGATGGAGATCCCTCGAAGATAACACTTCCCGATGGCCGCGATTATTCTTAACCCTTACATACTTTTGATTTTCATTGGGATCAACTTGGTGACTTTTTGGTATAAATCTAGCAAACTTACCTGGGCTATGAGAACGATCCCTCATATGACGCCGTGTATCTTTATTTTGCTTAAAAAATGACTTAAAGTTAATCACTTAATTATTTAATAAAAAAAGCCTCGGCTTTTTTGCCGAGGCTTTAATATGATTTGATTTAATTTATTATAGCTCACCGATCTGCTGGCCGGCTTTAAGTCTGCTCACAACGTTTGCTTGACCCTTGTTATTGATATACGCTTTGGCGCCACCAGCTAAGTCAGTGCTGTGTGAGGTATCAATTACTTTACCGGAGCCGTCAACTGGATTATTCACACCCCATTGACCCACTTTGCCCTTGCCGGCTAATTTCTTGGTTACGTCACCTGTTTGGTTGTTAGTACCTTTGGTGCCTGTTAATTTCTTCGCAGCGCCTTCTAGATCAGTGCCCTTAGTAGGGGCAAGTAGTTTACCAGAACCATCAACGGTGTTATCAACAGACCAAATAGCTTGGCCTTCGCCTACGGCTTGTTCATTATCCTCGCCGCCCATTTGTTCTCTATCTTCACCGTGTTCAGATTCACCCATCTCCTCAGCACCACTTGACATCTTGTCTTGTGCTAATTGAATGAGCTCGCAAGCCTTGGCTAAAAGCTCTTCAACGGTGAGATCTTCATCCGCGCCGTTGGTATCATTGACACCCTCATCACCAGCACCCTCAGGCGCGGCTGAAATGTCTTCTATGGTTTCTATATCATCAGCTTCCAATTGGAGTTTATGCTGAATCACGTTGTTGAATAAGTCATCAAATCGCTTGCTCATGGAATTATTTATTGTTTTGCTTTCCGTTTTTTCCATAGCTTGAGAAAATTTTGGATTTATTTTTGCTTCAATGGGTACCTGTTTCATGCCCGGTCCTGACTTTTTGAAAAAGAAGGGGTTCTTAGAAGGTTTCTTTTCTCCCGGCTTTTTATCACTGGCCCGTTCGAATGGTTTAAGTTTAGTGGTCTTTTCGACAACCACCTGATCTAGCATGGCACCATATAAAGCACCAATTTCTGTTAAATAGCTATTTGCTTCTTTCATCTTAAATATTTACCATGGCACAAGCAAAAGAAAGACATTTTTATTTAGGAAATACTAATTTACCTACGCCTCAGGCTTCTTTTGATTACGAACAACACCCAGAGTGGGTGGCGGATCTTGAAAAATGCCGCAAAAATATTTTATACTTTGCTGAGAATTTTTTCTTTATCATTAATCTAGATAAAGGTCGCCAAAAAATTGAACTGCATGATTATCAAAAAAGAATTTTAAGGGCATTAAGAGATAATCGATTCATTATAGTATTGTCTAGTCGCCAAAGCGGTAAAACTACTTTAATGACTATCTTTGCATTATGGATGGCTTGTTTTTTTGAAGATCAGCGCATATTAATAGTAGCTAATAAAGAAAAAACCGCTATTAATATATTTAAACGTATTCGATTAGCCTATGAACAGTTACCAAATTATCTAAAACCCGGCACAATAAAATATGGTGAAACTGGTGTTGAGATGGGAAATGGTTCTAGTATTGGCATTTCTACAACATCTAGTGATGCAGGTCGTGGTGATTCCTGTAATTGTTTAATTCTAGATGAGTTAGCATTTATTGATAATAATCTAGCAAGAGAATTCTGGAAATCAGTCTATCCTATTATTTCAGCTTCTAAGAAATCAAAAATATTTGTAGCATCTACACCAAATGGTACAGATAATCTTTTCCATGAACTTTATGATGGAGCTATAAAAAAAGAAAATGATTGGATTGCTGAAAGAGTAGATTGGTGGGAAGTTCCTGGTCGAGATGAAAATTGGAAAAAGAAAACAATGCGTACTATCGGTAGTAAAGAAATTTTTGATCAAGAGTTTGGTAATGTATTTCATCAATCTGGGGAGAGTGCTGTTAATGATGCTTTATTTGAAAAACTAAAAGCAGATGTTTCAGAACCACAATATATATTTGAAGACGGCAAATATCTTTTATGGGATTCTTATAAAAAGGGTAATTTATATGCAATAGGTGTAGATGTTAGTGAGGGCGTAGGAGAGAATGCCAGTTGCATACAAGTACTGGATATAACTGATTTAACACAGATACAACAAGTAGCTGTATATAATAATAGCGTCATTAGTCCATTGCAATTTGTACCCAAGTGTCATGAAATTTTTCAACATTGGGGAAATCCTCCTGTATTAATAGAACGCAATAACTGCGGTGGGCAGGTTGTAGATCTACTTAAAAATGATTTAAATTATCCTAATATCATAAGCTATGGACCAACAGTCGCCGGTTCTAGTTATAATAGAGCAGGTGTATTAGCTCATACAAATACAAAATATAAGGGTGTTATTAATATGAGATATTATATTAATGATTTAAATGCTGTGCGTATTAGAGATTTAAAGACACTGCAAGAGCTTAAAGGATTTGTAAGATATCCTAATGGTACCTGGGCTGCTCGAGCTGGTGGGCATAATTTAGATGATCGTGTTATGTCGTTGGTTTGGGCCTTAATGATACTAGAAAATGAAATAGCAGAAAAGTATTATGATGTGGAATATGACGATAGTCGTAGACCTTTAAAACTTAAGGCATTAGATTATGGGTTAGGTAAATTTTTTGTAGACCCTACTAAATTGTTACTTAATTTAAAAGATCCTAGCACTGGAGATATTATGCCAACCTTTATTAGACCCGATGCTAATCAGGATACCTATTATGATGATGATCTAGAATTCTTACAGAAGGGTGGTTGGAAGGCTTTAAATAGTAATATATGACAACAGCGTATTCACAATCGCCATTTAATAAGCAGAGAAATGATAAATTTCTTATGGTTATTCCAGTTCCTAAGGGTCTCAGATCTATTCAAGGCAGCTCTCACACTAATGAGACAATTATACCAGCAACGTTGAATATGTCTGTTTATGGTGCAATGGCTCCTGATGTTTCAGTACCTGCGATTGCCGTGAAATATGCTGGACAAACCATGAACACTTCTAGTATGGCTCGGGAACCTTATGGTTCTCAGACCGTAAATTTCACGATAGATAATCGATTTAATAATTACTGGGTAATATATAAATGGCTGAATTCTCTAAACAATGACAAGTATAGCACCCTAGATGCTGATAATGTTTTTAATTTAGAAAAAAATAAACCAGGTACTGAGGCCGCAATGCAATATTATTTTACCGACATATCTATATTTGCATTGGATGAATATGAAAAGAGAGTAATAGAATTTAAATATACCCAAGCCTTTCCTACTAAATTGTCAGGTATAACCTTCAATTATAGACAAGGAACCGAAGTAGAATGCACGTTAGACTTTGCATATAGTCAGTTCATTGCAACGCTAGTAGAAAACGTTGATAATCTGTAAAAAAAGAATATATAGATACATTTTTTGAAAAATGTACTTTGTAAGACATAAATATTTTCACGATTTATGGCAACAAATAGAAAAATAGATTCGCCAGGTGTACAGATTTCTGAAATAGATCTTTCTTTGCGTCCAGTGCAAACGACAGGAACTACCATCTTTGTTCCGGGGTTTGCCCCACGTGGTCCTATAAATGATGCAATCACGGTTGCAAGTCTATCAGAATTTGAACAAATATACGGCCAACCAACAAATGGTGCAGAAAGATACTTTTACAATACTGTAAAGGCATCTCTCCAAAGCCCGGCTAATATATTAGTATCCCGCCTACCATATGGTAGTGCTGGAGCTATTGATAATTCAAGTATAGGATTATTGGCTTATCCAGCTGTATTCGTTGATACCAGCGTAACAAATTATATAACTGATCCGATTTTTTATAAGTGCAATACAACTACAGCTTACACATATGTTTCAGCTGTACCAACTCTATCTGCAGCGTTCCCTTCCGGCATCCCAGCTGGAAATACCGTACAGAACTCTATATCTAGCAGTTCACCCTCTACTCTTTGGAATGGTGTAAGTGCTAATTTTTCAACATCTACTGTGTCTTTAACGAGTGTTGGAACACAGAATTTCACTCAAGCTACTAGTGGTACCTATATTTTAGGTGCTCCAGTACACTATACGTTAACAAAGAGTCAGTTTAATGATTTCCAAAACGGAAGCTTATTCACGTATAGCAATATATGCTCAGGCACATTAAATTCTAGCATATCTAGTTTGGGAAATGCGGCTTTAATTATAGCCAATCAAGCCTCAAGTAATATTAATAATCTATATGAAGGTTATTATGTTGGTGTTGTAGATAATACTAATTTAAACCCGGTCACTAATTTTGATACAATTACCAAGATTAAATCACTCAACACAAGTGCGACCTTTGTTACTAATTCATCTTATCAAATAATTCCATCTCAAAGATATGGATTTACATTATCTGCAGATTCTACGGATAATGGAGTAGATAATAGCATATCCCAAGTATTAGAAACTAGCATTGTTGGCTATGATACATATGTTGATCGGTCTTATGATGATACGCTTATCATTGGGTTATTCAAATTGAAACAGTCTGTGTTTTCTTCTACTAGCATACAACTTGGATTTGCACTCGAGGAAGGTTATATTGGATCTTTAGATAGTAAACGGCTTATTAATTCTACCAATGGTGGTCCTGCGCAGAGTTTCTTCATAGAAAATCAGATCAATAGCAATAGCCCCACTATAGTGGTAAAGGTTAACCCATATCTGTCACGTACAAACGGGGGTCTTAGTTACTTGCAATTAGATGGTACACCAATCATTAAAATTCGCGCTAGTAACCCGACATCTAAAAACAATACATTATTCACCTATACGAATCCAAATTCGGCCGGCAATAGTCTAACATATCTTGGATTTAATAATGCAAATGTTTTAGATTGGGCATCAAATAATAACGGAGATACAGATGCAATATTTCCCTTAGGTAGTTATTTCTCTGCTAATGCAGCTGATAAAACCATCGGTAATGTGCCTTCTAAATTGCAGACTATTTTAAATAATCTGCTGAATTCAGATGTATATTCAATTAATATAGCCTGTGAAGGTGGCTTAGGTACAGTATATGCCTGTTCTAGTGCTGGTACCTCCACATTTAATGACTATGCATATGTAAACACTCAAGGTTTATCATCATTCAACGGCTCTCCATCAACCGATGCTCTAGTAACAAGTTATCAGGGTGTTGCTAACACAATCCAATCATTTGTTGAAAATCCAGCTCGTAAGGACTTGATTGGTATCCTAGATCCATTAACACCAGTATTGGTTCAGTCAAATTCAGTCAAAACCATTAATGATCCGGATTTAACTAACTTCACTACAAATGTATTGTGGCCGTTAAAAAATCAATTTGCCCCATACAATAGTAGTTACTTAGTCACTTATCCGACATGCGTTCGCGTAACAGATATAACAACAGGTTCACCTATCTGGGTTCCGTTCTCAGGATTTGCAGCATCTATAATGGCTAATACCGATACTAACTATCAGCCATGGTATGCACCTGCTGGTTTTAGACGGGGTATTGTTTCACAAGTATCCGACATAGCGTATTATCCACGCCAAAAACAACGTGATCAATTATATAAGTCTAGTTTCAATCCTGTAGCTTTCTTCCCATCTGATGGGTTTGTGGTATATGGGCAGAAGACCTTATTGAAAGCTCCTAGTGCTTTTGATCGTATTAATGTTCGTCGCTTGTTCTTAGCTATGGAAATAGCTACAAGAGATACACTCAAATACTATGTGTTTGAGCCTAATACGTTATTCACACGCACCCAAGTTATTAATGCATTAACTCCTATTTTTGAGAATGCTAAAAATACACAAGGTATTTATGATTACTTGATTATCTGTGATGAACGTAACAATACGCCAACCGTTATAGATGATAACACTTTAATTGTTGACATTTATATTAAACCCGTAAGAACCGCCGAATTCATCCTAGCGAATTTCTATGCCACACGTACTGGTGTAAACTTCCAGGAAATAGTAAGCTAATAATAAATAATTTATATGGCCGACGTAAAACAAACAATTCAGGACTTTTACAGAGTAGCAGTAGCTCGTGACTTCTCACGTGATGTCAACTTTAGATTACTGTCAATCAACACTGGAGGTACATCTTCTGTTACATTTAACGAGGATGATTTAGTTTATATTAAAGCTGCTACACTACCAGGCAGAAATATTAAAAATGTTGCAGTGCCTTATATGGGCCTCAACTTTAATATCCCAGGCACGGCTGAATATCCCGGTAGCGAAGGTTATGATTTAAAATTCTTTTGTGATGCTAAATCTCAAATTCGCCAAAAGTTTGAACAATGGTCATTAGATACTTTTGATGATTCCCAGAGTACAGGTAATTATTTTACACCGCGGCAAACATCTACAATTGATTTAGTTCAATTAGACGCTCAATTAAACCGCGTTGCGCAATATCAATTGGTTGGTGTTAGCGTCCGCACTGTTGGTGCCCTTTCTTATAATATGCAGGGTAATGGAGAAACCGTTGAATTCGGCGCTACAGTAGCATATCACTACTGGCGTAAAAAGTAACCCTAAGGGTTGACATTAACCCTAAGGGTT